TGCTCTAGGGTCTTGAACAGCAATTGCTTTAGCTTTTGCGGTTGCTCTGTTCTGTTGTTCTTTAAGGGCATTTACTTTTGCTAATGCAGATGCCGTCATTACGACACCCGTTTTTGTTTTTACACCTTTTTTTGCCCCTGTTACTGGGTCAGTACTTGTGACCATTCCTGCCTTTGTTGCAGCCGCTATGTCTTTATCCAGATTCCTTGCAATATCACCGTACATTGCTGCAGCTGCTTCTACTGCTGCTGGATTATTTACCTCTGCCGGATTAAACCCTAAATCTTTCATTGCGGATTGCGCACCTGCTCTAATAGCAGCTTGATTTTCTGGTCTGGCAATAGCATCCTCAATAGCTTTTGCTACATCTAATCCGGCTTTTCGCGCTGCATGTGCCGCAGACATTACGTTGCCTACTAAAGTAGCTTGTTCTTTAGTATTTAATTGAGAAGTATTTGTCATACCCATAACAGATAGTCCAGCTTTTTTACCTAAATTGCCTGCAATAGCCATGTCGTTAAATGAAGCATTTATAAAACCAAATTCTTTTGCTAATGCACTTGCAATAGTTGATGTAGGCATAATTGAAGCAAGTTGATACCTTGCTTGGTCAAATGTAGCAGAACGTAACTCTGGATTTTGAATACCAAATACTGCATGTCCACCAAATGCTTTAGCATGGTCCACTTCAGTTGCTGGTGCAAAACCAAGTGTTGTCATTGCTTTTGCTGTTTCAACTGCTGTTGTATCTGATAACACATCTTCATCACCGCCTCTGTCACCACCATCAGTAGGCTGTGTAGTACCCGGTTGGTCAGGTTGAGCTGGAGCAATATCTTCAGGTACATATTCTGTATAACCTTCTGGAATTGGATATACTGGTTCGCCATTAATAAATGGAATGTATAAAGACTGACCTGCTTCGTTCCTGTACTCACGTGTTTCTGATACGCCGCCTATAGTTGGCATCAATTGACCAAATGTGTATCCGGGTTCTGTACCTGTTCCTGTTGGTACATTATAAAATGAAGGCAAATAACCGCCTTGTCCCGGCTGTGTATACTGGGGTTGTCCAAATGGTTGAAACTGTGAAGCGGGTTGCACTGTCTGTGCATAGTTAGCAAATTGTGAAGGAACGCTAAAACCGCCAGCTATTTGTGGTTGGTACACACCATAAGGTTGTTGTTGATAAGGTTGTTGTTGTTGTTGCTGTTGATAGGGTTGTTGTCCATAAGCTGGTTGGTTTGGCACATATCCACCAACTTGCATTTCCATTGGACCTTCATTATCATCTTCAATATCAAGGTCATCCATGTTAAAAGGTATACCATCTGGGATAGTAGCTTCTTCTGAATTACCCATTTGCCCCATCGCTTCCATACGAGCAAGACCCATTTTAGCTTCGTCTCTTAATGCCATCATTTTATCTAAACCATGATAGCGAACAACATCCGCTGGCATGACAAATTCACCTTCGCTTAATTGTGCAGGAATGTCGTCACGTACTTCTTCTTGTGTAGAACCTATCGGTACATCATTACCAGATACTGGGTCTACTGTGCCACCTTCTTGCATAAGGCCACCTTCGTCAAATAGGTCCATTTGTTTAGCCATTGTTAATTACCTCATCTCGTAAGAGTTTTAATCTACGTAGAGTAGTAATAGCACCTTGCGCACGATGCATCATTACGGTACTCTCAGATTGCTCTAGTGATTTATGTTGTTGGTCTATAAGCGAATCAATATAACTATTGAATGCTTCCCACTGGCGGTTGTTGCCCACCAGCGGCTTGAGCCTGCTCAATATTTGCTTGTCCATTATTTGCACTAAATCCTTGTTCACCCGGCACAGGAGCCTGTCCTACACCAATATTGCCACCACCTGCACCTGTTGGGTCCATAGCATCTGCACCTGCCGGTGCTTGTGGTTGACCTTCAGGTGCTGGTTGTTGCTGCTGGAAACCCTTGAGTATCTCCGCTTGCAACGCAGCTTCATTCATATTGTTGGTTACTTTATCGGGGTCAAGGTCCATTGACTTTGCAATTTCCCGTACAATATATGGGAACTTTGCAAATGGAGCAAGAGCAGGATTACTTGCTACTTGCAAGAACTGCATTAAACGCTGACTACGTACTTCGTTAGCCATAAGACTTTCTGTACCACGTGCTTTAACTTCTAGGTCGCCTTTAATAGACGGGTCAAAATCAAACTGCATATTAAAGCGGAAGAAGCCTTCACCTAATGGGCGAAGCAAATAGTCGTCTACATTCTTAATAACATTCTTTGTACCGCCAGCAGCAGCGTTCATAAGCATAGAGATACCACTAGCAGTACGGCCTACACCTGATACACCAGTTTGTCCGTGTGCAAATGATGGGAAGCCTGTACTTTCATCTGCCAGTACACGAGCCTTATCAAACATCATCATGTTTTCACTAGACACGTTAGGATACTTTGTACCAAAGATAGCCTGTCCCGGTGCGCCGCCTTGTCTGCGGAACACCTTACCCGGATATACCGACAAGTCCTGTCCCGGAACTAGATTGGTTTCGTCTATTTCAATAAGCAAGTTGCCAGATAGTACGGCATTATCAACAGCCATACGCATGAAACCATTCATCAGTGTTTGTGTATCGTCCATGTTTTCAGCAATACCGATGCCAAAAAATGAATATGGGTTTAATTCATATGGCGCAGCATGATATGGAATTTTGGCAGGTTTAAATGGATTGAGAACCATGCGTAACAGTTTACCGTTACAAATCCAAACATTGGCCTGCAGTTCATCGAAGTCACGCAGTTCTTTTGGTATCTCTACGTTCTGGTCAAGGAGAATGTCAACATCTACCATACCCCAATACTCAAGAACTTCAAAACGGTCTACACCATGCTCTGGTGCATAGTCAGACAAGTCATCTTCCCAATACTTTTTGGTGTAGTTTTCGCCCATGCGAATGGCTTCATTGATAACTGCATCACGAAAGTACGGACGTTTTTTAAGATTACGCAATTGAGAACGTGACATCTTATGTCGTTGGATTACAAACTGTGCCTCATCCATGTTGTTTGCATCAGGGTCGGGATAAAAATCCCACACAGATACATGGCTAATTTCTGGAACTGTTTTAAATACTGGGTCGTACTCACCATCATCATTCCAATTAGGATACTCTTTATCGGTAGCAAATGGTCCTTTAATAACACCTGTACCAAACAAAGACATTTCAAATGCTGTATTACGTAAATGTTTAGTAGCACCAGACTCTTCTAATTGGTCGTGAATTTTTTTCTGCATCTTTTTTGCAGCAATCATAGCTGGGCTAAACGTAATAGCAGTAGGGGTAAGACCCGTTCCTTCGCGCAACTTATCTTCAATAGGCATAAGTTTATTGCGCAGTGCGCCTAGCTTGTCCATCAAAGTTTTTGCTGTAGCACCCGGTGGTAATTCTTCACCATCGCCAGCAAAACCATAAGGACTTTCTAATTCAGCAGCTTCCCCGCCTAACTGTGCAGGTTCCTGTGGGTCAAAATGCACATCGTCAACCACGCCTTCAGGAAGTTCCGTGGGGTCAATAGACAATGGAAACTTATTATTTGCAAACAGTACATCAACAATTTGACCATAAGCAGCTAGTGTTTTTGTTTTTGTAATCTTAATAAATACACGAGACTTTTCTGTTTCTGTAAACTGTACATCTGGTCCGTATAGACCCCGATAGTTACGATATGCTTTTAGCCAACGCTCTTCATCTTGATAGCGATAATCTTCTGCACGAGTGTACCGTTCTGTGATATAACCAATAATGTTGGAAACATCTACATCTTCTACTGTGCTATCCTCTGTATCTTCCAGAGAAATTGCATCATCTTCTATCATAATGTTGTCATCTTCAGCCATACGAAAATTCCTTAATATCCAAAGGTTGCATCTGCTACCTGCATAGTGCCGCCGGGTCTGCCCATTGGGTCGTAGTCAAATATACTAAATCTTGGTCTGGACATTATACCATATCTTAATGCATCATACAAATGGTCTTCAGACGTTGTATCAATGTCTTCCGGGTTTTTCTTGTCGATTGGTAATGCGGGGAGTTGGGCCACCGTATTTGTGCAAGTATTAAAGAAAACAAGTCTAGGTTCCTCTGTAAATTCATCTATCTGTAATCTACGGTGTATTTCGTTTTTGCCAGCTACCCGACTGCCACGGCTTCTATCAGACGGCCTCCAACGACAACCTCTACCAATCATTTGTTCTGCAAGGGATGGTCCTGTATCACCACGCTTATGCCACAAAGAACTGTCAAGTACTCCATACTTTATATTACCGTCTTCAGCTTCTAGGTTCATCACCATATCAGCCAAGTCTGTAGCTAAAACTTTACTGACGTATAATTCTCTATATACGATAAGTTGCTCATTAGGCGATACGGCAAACCAAAGCACACCAGAGTGGCTACCGTAGCCATAGTCGCAAGCCCGAAACTTAACCCAGTTATTAGGAATATTGAAAGGCTCAATAACATGAACATTCCTATCAAACTCTGTAAAGGCAGCACCTTCTTTGATGTCCCAATCCCCCTCAAGCAACTGACGGCGTTGTTGTTCAGGAAGGGAAAGAAGCATTGCTTCGTAATCACCTGCTTCCGAAAGGTATGGGTTATCAGAAAGTCTTGCTGGTATAAATCGTCTTTTAAATAAAGCCTTTCCAGCCTTGCTATGTCCTGCTGGGTATCGCAAGACTTCTGTTGTTTCAATATCTGTGGCATCAAAAGTTGTTCCGTAAGGTGCGGGGTCAATAAACATTTTCTTAACCCAGTGATGACCTCTACCTCCGGGGTTGGTTGTTGCCCTCATAAAAATGGGCAAGTCTGGTGCAGTGGACCGTAGACGACTTCGCATGTAATTCCATGCATATGGTGTGGCCCATTGTGTCAGTTCGTCAAAGCCTATCCAGCTAAATGCCAGACCCTGATAACGCAAGACATCTTCATCCCTATCCAGATAAGACATCCACAACCTTGCACCAGATGGCGCAGTCCACTGCATCTTTCTTTCTGACCACTTAATACCGGGCCAGATTTTTGGGTACAACTCCTGCGATTTAAATATCAACTCTCGCAGTTCTTCTGTTGTATGTCGTAACAGCAAACCACTGAAAGCAGGATGTCCCATATAACGTAAGGGGTCAGCTAACATGGCATATGATTTACCACCACCTGCTGAACCACCGTATAGTACTTCTCTTTCACTTGCTGCAAGAAAGTCAGTTTGTGGGCCGGGATTAGGTTTGAATAATACGTTAGCCGTTTCTTCAATTGGACTTACATCGTATTCTACAGACTCTACCTCTTTAATTTCAACCGCTGGCTTTTGCGCCCGTTCTGCTTTCTTCGAGGGCTTCCGCTTTGGCGATTGCCGTTTTCGCATATTCTGCCCACTTGCGGAGGCTTGCAGCTTGGTTCTTACGCTGTCGCTCATGTTGTAACCGTTTCCTTAATCCCACATGTGATATATATCTGCCAGTCTGTGCGCTTAACCAGTTAGCTACCTCACGATAACTATATTGATTTACGTGCTGTCTGGCTTTCTCTAACAAGTCTAATTCATTTTGTATGGGGTCAAGAAGGTCTGGGTCTTCTTCATTTTGTTTATAGCCAAACGGTACAGTCCTTGCAATACGCGGTATCTGCACCCATTCGTTTTCTTCTTTAATATCGGTTGGCTGTGGAAGTTTCCATTTGCCTATGCTACGTGTCATTTTACTTTACGATTGTCTACTATTGAAATAACCATACCGCCCTTACGAAAATCTTGACTTCCTTTATTTTTATTTTTTGCAGCTTCTAATTCTGCACGTTTTCTTGCAACATATCTACTACGATGCATAGTTAAATTATTAGAAAGTCTATCTCCGCTTTTCCAAGCATCCATTGCTTCTTGTTGTAACGCCTGAATCTCTTGCGGTGTCATCAGTCATCATCCTCTACAACAGCAGCTTTAGGTGGCATAAGCATAACGCCACCACTTGTTTCTACCTGCATCTTCTCTGTCTTCACAAGACCAGTACGGTCTAGCAGTTCTTTAGCTGCAGCCATCTTATCACGAATACCTAGTTCAGTAGGGTCAAACAATGCGCCAGTCATAGCCATTGCCGCTTTAGGTGCATTACGTGCCATATACATTTGTGTTGCTTCAAGGATTTCTTCCTTCAAGCCTTTTACAATTGCAGTGGTAGGCGTGTTTTCAGAATAACCAGCCAGTTTCTTTGCGGCAACTACGTCACCGCCTGCCTCTTCAAAGAGGACATCAAGAAACTTCTGTTGGCGTTCATTTAGTTCTCTAGCCATTTTCTCTCTTCTTCAGTATATGGAAACATTATTTTATATCTATCCCTACTCTTTTACCTGCTTTTTTTAAGTTATCTATTACATTGAATTTAAAAAACGGTGCATCTTTAGAGGAACTACTATAATAGGTTTGCCCTTTAGTACCCGGTATATATTCAACATAGCCGCTGCCTGATTTCTTTTTTACTTTTTTATCAGTCATTAAAATTCCCCATTATGCATTGCATTAGCAAGTTTTGTTGCACGTGATTTTACCTGATTTGCCCACCTGCTGTCAAGCATTTCTTTTGCGGCAATATCATATTTTTCTTCATGGATAGCGTTCCACATTTTCTGAAACTTGCATAGCCGTGGTATGCCCATATTAAAACCCATGTCAACAAGTACAAGTTGACGTACACTGTCCAACCTGTCTACGCAAGGGTGCGCTCTCAACAGTTCATCCTCGACTATTTGTACGTCATTCGTTGCTAGATACCGTGCATCAGTTTCAGTAATGCCATGCTGATATATAGTATTTACATTTGGAACATCCATATGGTTTAGTTCAGCTAAACTAATACCACGGTCTTCTAGATTACGTCCGATACCTATAGTATCAATCCCTAGTGAATCTTGATAAACACGAAGTACCATACCCTCATGCTCAATTAGTTTATCAATCAAATTTGATTTGTTATATTTCATTTGCCGCTACGTGATTCAGATATTCTATGGTTGGACTGTCCGGGGTGTTTGCCTTCGTGATTCATCCACACGGCGAAAGCCCCTGTCATTGCGCCTGTTACCACAGATACTAAACCAGCCTGTGCTGCACTGGGTTCTGGTAAGGACATGAACCACTCGACTACACGCCAACTCATAAGCGTCATTACGAGCATCATAAATCTTGGTAGGAGTTTCCATTCAAGTATCTTTTCTGCAGCCATTATTTTTTACCAAAGAATTT